TAACTTCTGGTGAATTATATAGACTACAGCAATACTTAAAAGAGTATGAGCGAGAAGGTGGAGGTAGATATGATCCATCAGATGATAGATAGCACACGTTAGGAAAGTCTTGATGTGTATTAACAATTAAACTAGGAAAATATCCTAGAAGAGTTGTATTCCAAAATCGGTGTAAGGGGGCTAAACGTAGCTCCCTTACTTTCCTAACAAACGTATGACCTGAGATGTCATTAAACTCATCACTTTAATCACAAATTTATTAACATAGTGTTTAAAGAAAATTTTTGGGTGAGGGGGCTGTTAACGCAGCCTCCTCTTTGCTTTTTAATATAATTATCATGATAAATCAAAAATCAATTGAATCTTACCATCAAATGCTAGCAGATGGAACAATTTCTATTAGACAAAAACAAGTTCTTACATGCCTTAAGAATGAGCTAGGCCAAGGCACAAATCGTATGATAGCTAAAAAACTAGGCTGGGACATTAACAGAGTTACAGGCCGTATAACAGAGCTTAGAGAAAAAGATCTTGTTGTACATGCAGGAGATTATTATGATAAAGACACTAATAGAACTGTTAACTTATGGAAATGCAAATAACTAAACACAAGCTAAAAGATGAACATCAGAAGAAAGCACTTAACGCTTGGCGCAGTGCTAATTATATTGGTAGCGTTATTTGCGGTACTGGTTTTGGTAAATCTCGTGTTGGTGTTTTGGCTGTGGCCAATACTCTTAGTAGTAGTGATAATCAACATAGAGCACTGGTTCTTGTCCCTACTACACAACTTCAGGAACAATTCAAAGAAGAATTCAAGAAATGGGGGAAAGCGGATCTATTAGATAGCATTGACGTTCTTTGTTATCAGTCAGCATATAAATTAGTTGATGAACATTACAGCATTGTAGTATGTGATGAGGTACACTTAGGGCTGTCTCCAGAATATCGTAAGTTCTTTGAAAATAATACTTACGATAGGTTATTATGCATGACTGCTACATTACCAGAAGAAGATGAGTATAGAGCAATACTTGTTAATCTAGCTCCAACAGTGTATTCATTAACACTAGATGAATGTGTAGATTTAGGATTAGTTGCTCCATATAATATTATATGCAGGCCTATCTCATTAGATGAGGAAGAGCAGAAGCAGTATAAAATGTATCATAATAGATTTCGCCACTGGAGCAGACTTTTAGGCTTTGATGCATTTGGATCAGCTCAATCTATTATGGCTAATAAAGCTACCGCATCCGCGGAAGATAAGAAAGCCGCTACAATGTTTTTCAATGCAATTAGAGCTAGAAAAAGTGTTGTAGACCGTGCATCAAGTAAGATAATAGGTCTACAAAAAATAGTAGTTGAAAACTTAGATACACAAATACTAGTATTCAGTAATAGTAATACTTTTACAGATGAGTTATGTTCAGCTGTATCAGATAGAGCTGTGTCTTATCATTCATCTAAATCTGCTAAGCAAAGAAAAGATGCACTGCAACGTTTTAACGATGGAGATGCAGATATTATTTGCTCAACTAAAGCTTTAAATCAGGGCTTTGATGTTCCTGATGCAAGTGTAGGTGTTATTTGTGGCTTGACTAGTAAGTCATTACCAATGATCCAAAGAGTGGGTAGATTACTACGTTATCAAAAAGATAAAGTAGGTAAAGTATACATTCTTTATGTAAAAGATTCCCAAGAAGAAAAGTGGCTTAACAAAGCTGTTATTGGTCTTAAAAATATTCACTGGGAAGAATAATTATTCACACTTATATAATTGATATGGAATTATTTAGTATCTTTATACTCCTTTCCTATTTAATTTTTTGCAACCCACATATTAGACTTTTATCCTCTCAAAACGCTGTATATCTGCGAGTTAAGAGCGATAAAAGCTTTGTGGACGACAAAGGAATTTATAGGGAAGTCACCGAAGTTAAATTAATTTACCTTTTTAAATTTAAATAATGGAAGTAACTCTCGACATCCACTTACTTATAGATAATGAGTTAACCGCAGACGATTTTTTAACCTTATATGCAATACATAAAAAGGGCTATAAAACTTTAGACAAACTTAATTTAAAACCTGATTGGGATAAATTACAGAGAAAAGGTTTTGTTAAAAAGGGAGCCACAATTCAAGAACATGTTGTACGACAAGAATTTCTTGATTTGTTTATGAGTGATTTTGATCACATGTTCTCTGAACTTATAGCTGCATATCCTAGAAAAGTTAATTCTGGGAAAGGCATAAGAATTTTAAGAGCTGTTGACGCTAATTCTAATGCTAATCTTAAAGCAAAGAATAGGTATCGTAAGATAGTTTTAAATAAACCGCATATACATAAACGTATCCTAAAGCTTCTTGAGAATCAACTCAAAGTAGAACGAGATAATTTAGGATTTTTACAAAGTCTCGAAGTATGGATTAACAATCATACTTGGGAAAAATATACCGATATAGATGGAACAACAGAAGACACCCGAAGAAATACCAGAAAACTCTGACGTTTTTAAAGACTTAGGCTTTCAAAAAATTGATACCTCTGTCAGACAATCAATAGCAATTGTTAGAGAAGCTAAATCTGGTAAAAGACAAGTATTACCCACATCCTGGAAACGTTTAAATAGAAACTTATTAGGCGGATTACAGAAAGGCAAAATGTATGTTATTGCAGGACGCCCAGGTGTAGGTAAATCAGCATTTTCAAATCAACTAGTATTTGACGTATTAGATACTAATGCACATAAAAATATAACTGTGCTGTATTGGACTTTTGAGATGCCAGGTTACCAACAGGTAATGAGATCTGCATCTAAAGATGTAAGTAAGCAGTTAGCAGAACTATTATCTGTAGATATGGTGCTTTCTGATACTGATTTTAATTACTACGCAATGAAAGTACGGCAGTACGAGCACTATCCTATTTACTTTAATAGTGTGCCGCGTACAATGGAATATATAATTGAGGCTAATGAGAAAATAGCAGAAGCAAACCCAGATACTGTTATTATTAATGTTTATGATCACTCTAGACTAATTAGAGGGTCAGAAGACTCAGAGCTTAAAAAGCTTAATACTATTTCTAAAGGCTGCATGTTATTACAATCACAGTTTGGAGTAATAAATATTCTATTGAGTCAGCTGAATAGGAATATAGAGCAAGAGCACAGAGCTAGGAATCAATACCAGCCACTGCTAACAGATTTGTTTGGTGGTGACAGTATAGGTCAAGATGCCCATGTAGTTATGATTTTAAATAGGCCTAATGATTTATATAATATTACTGATAGCTATTGCGATGAAGATCCTGTAGGATTACTTGCTGTGCATGTTGAAAAAAACAGAGACGGTTTGTTAGGTATGATTCCTTATGAAGCAGACATGAGCACGTTTACAATTAAAGAAAGAAGCTAATGGTTAATAAAGTTACACGGAAAGCATTTACCATACGAGAGTCTGGTAGATCTACAGATTTTATTAGTCCTAGCTTTGGCCACGGTTGTTTATATGACTGCAGTTATTGCTACATGAAACGTCACAAGCCTGATGGTTTGTCTGTTGCTGTAAACCCGCATGACATACTAACACATGTTAATAACCATGCATACTTTACACCTGTAGACAAGCCTAACCAGACACATGCTAAGTATACTACTTATGACATTAGTTGTAATGAGGATTTTGCTTTACATGCTAAGTACCATGCTTGGGAAAAGATTTTTGATTTCTTTAAAGATCACCCTGTAGCTATGGGCAGTTTTGCTACTAAGTACGTAAATAAGTACTTATTAGAGTACAACCCTAAAGGTAAAATACGTATTAGATTTAGTCTAATGCCGCAAAATATGGCTGATATACATGAAAAAAATACATCTAAGATTATAGACAGGATTAAAGCTATAGATAAGTTTATAGATTCTGGTTACGACGTACACATAAATTACAGCCCTGTGATTGTGTATGATGGATGGCTACAAGATTATGCTAAGCTGTTTGAGCTAGTAGATAAGCATGTACGCTGGAAAGATCAAGTACTTGCAGAAGTTATATTTCTTACACACAATGTAAAAAAGCATGCTGTGAATTTAAAGAAACATCCTGAAACAGAAGCAACGTTATGGTCACCTGATATACAAGAAACTAAAATATCACAATATGGAGGTGAAAATATTAGGTATGAGTACGAAAAGAAACGAGACTTTATACAGCAGTTTAAAGATTTACATAATAGTAAAATTTCCTGGAATAGGATTA